GCGGCAGTGATGGGTACCCGCAATTTTGGCTTGATTCTTGACCCCAAATTCAATTATCAGCCAATGCCTTATGCCCCCAAAATTTGGACAGTTGAAGATCCTGCCCAAACGCTTGCTATGACACAATCCGCTCCGATCATGGTTCCCGGTCGGCCCAATGCATCCCTTTCTGCGATGGTGGTGTGACATGGCGACGACATTTAAAGGCACTGTAGCGCCCGGGCGCACGCTTGAAACCGATGACGAAACCCACGGCCCGGGCACCGTCCTGTCATTTGACAACGAAAAAGAGTTTGATCGTCTGGTTACGCTGGGCTTTGTCTTGCGCCCGCGTGATGAATCGCAGGACGTGGCCGTGATCGGATCTGACGCCAAGCCTCAAGTCAAGCGCGGCCCCAAGAAAAAGGCCGATGATGGCGGCAAAACGGCGGATGCCGCCGCGGTGACTCCGCCTGACGACAGCGCCGCCCCGCCCGATCATGTCGATTGATTGGCAATCTGCCGTGCTGGCACCGTGCCAGCAAGTCTTTGGCGAAGCGTGGGAATACCTGCTGCCTGACCAAACCTGGTTGCCGATCAGCGGCGTGTACGACGAAGCCTACCACGCCACCACACCCGGTGAAATGGACATTGACACCACCAACCCGGTGCTGGGCGTAAGCGTGGCCGACTTTCCGGCACTGCCACAGCAGGGTGAGCGCCTGCGCCGGGTTGCGACTGGCGAGCAATTCGACATCCGCGACCCGCGCCCGGACGGCCATGGCCACCTGCTGCTGTTCCTGACCTTTGCGGGGTAATCATGGCTGATTTCATACTGGCCCGGCGCTTGATCCGGCTCAAGGTCGCGCAAGCGCTGGCGACCTTGCAGGGCGTTACGATTGATTCCCCGGGCGATTCGTCGATGCCGTCGGCATCGTTGCCTGCGGTACTTTGGCACGTCAAGCACTCGCAAAAAGAGCAGATCGCGGTCGGGCCAATGAACTTTGTTACCAGCGTGTATGTGTCGCTGGAAACACAGGTCAAGGCACCGAAGTCGGACGAATGCCAGGTGGCGCTGGAAGACCTGGATTTGCGGGTGGAATTGGCACTCTTCACCCATGCCGGGCTGGTCCGGGCCACGCAAAAAACGCATGCCGAAACCGAAAGCAATGTCAAAAGCGATGGCCGTTCGCATTTTGGTGCCACCACCTGGCTGATCCGTTTTGATCTGCCCGAAGTATACGACCCGGTTATCGATGCCCCGCCAGCGTATCAACCCGTGGCCGTGCCGCTGGCAGAACTCAATTTACAAACCGATGCGGTTGACAAAGTAACCTTGTCGATTTCATTTTAAAAAGAAGGGAAAACAATGTACCTTTATCCAAACAATGAGCTATCCGTGCGCGACCCGGATTTGCTCGACCTGTTACCGGTGGAGGGGCGGGAAGTCCCGCCAACCGATTATTGGCTGCGCCGGAAGGCCGATGGCGATGTCACCACAACCCCGCCTGTTTCCGCGCCCACCAACCCGCCCGCCAAGGCCAAAAAAGGGGGTGAATAATCATGCCTATGCCGTTTAAAAATCTGCCCGCCGCGTTGCGGGTACCCCTGTTTTACGCCGAACTCGACAACAGCCAAGCCAACACCGCGCAGGCGCTTCAGCGTACCCTGATCATCGGGCAAGTCACCGCCGGGGGCAACGCGGTGCTGAATGTGCCGCTGATGTCGCAAGGCGTGCCCGACGCTGCCCTGGTAGGCGGGCTTGGCAGCGTATTGCACCTGATGACGCAGGCATACCGCCGCAATGACCCGGACGGCGAAGTCTGGTATTTGCCATTGGCGGACGACCCCGCAGCAATTGCCGCAACCGGCACGGTGACCATTACCGCGCCCGCGACAGCCACCGGCACGCTCTACCTGTATATCGGTGGCGTGCGCATTGCGCAGGCGATTTTGCCGACCCAAACCACGGCGCAAATTGCCACTGCACTGGTGACCAGCATCAATGCGACGCCTGCTTTGCCTGTGCTGGCCAGCGTCAATGCTGCTGTGGTCACGCTGACGGCCATCAACAAAGGGCCAACGGGCAACGAAATCGACCTGCGGCTAAATTACCAGGGCTCGCGTGGCGGCGAAGTGCTGCCTGTGGGTCTGGCCTTGACCGTCGCGCCGATGACTGGCGGTGCTACCGCGCCAAGTATGGCGGGTGCGTTTGCCAATCTGGGGAACATGATGTTTGATTTCATCATTTGCCCGTACACCGACACCATCAGCCTGAATGCGGTACAGGCGTTGCTCAACGATCAAACGGGCCGGTGGTGCTGGTCTGCACAGTTGTACGGCCACGCGTTTGCCTGCAAGTCGGGCACGGTCGCAACCCTGACCACCTTTGGTCTGGCGCGCAACGATCAGCACGCAAGCGTGCTCGGTGTGTATGACAGCCCGACCCCGGCTTATATTTGTGCCGCGCTGTGGGCCGGATCGGTTGCCCCGAGTTTGCGCAACGATCCGGGGCAACCGCTTCAGACATTGGCGATTGGCGGCATGCTGGCACCGCCAATACAAAGCCGGTTCATTTTGGCCGACCGGAATATATTGCTGTACGACGGCATCAGTACCTTTACGGTAGCCGATGACGGTACGGTCGCGGTTGAAAACCTGATCACGACCTATCAAAAAAATGCCAACGGGGTAGCCGATAACAGTTACCTGCAAATCGAAACCCTGTACACGCTGGCGTTTGTGCTGCGCTTTATGCGCACCGTCATTACGAGCAAGTATGCCCGCGTCAAGCTGGCCGCCAACGGCACGCGCCTGGCTCCAGGTGCCAACGTGGTTACGCCGAATGTGATTCGCGGTGAAATCATTGCGATATACCGCACGTTGGAAAGCGATTACGGCCTGGTCGAAAACGGCGACGCCTTTGCCCGTGGCCTGATCGTGCAACAAAATGCTGCCAACCCGAACCGCATTGACGTGCTGTGGCCGGGCGATTTGATCAACCAATTGCGTATTTTCGCCGTGCTGGCGCAATTCCGCTTGTAACAAGGGGGCTTTATGGCCACAGAAAATAGCAATTTAATTGGCGGTACTGCATGGATTACCATTGATGGCAAAAACGTTCTACTTGAAGGTGCCTTGTCGTATCAGATTGATGGCGTTGATCGTACCACCTTGGTCGGGCAAGACCGGGTGCATGGCTTTTCCGAAAAACCCTTGCCGGGCAAGATCAAAGCCTGCATTCGTGATTCCGGGGGGCTGAGTCTTTCCGATTTCAATCGGATGCGTAACGTGACGGTGCAGTTGGAACTGAACAATGGCAAAAACGTGATTGGGCGAAATATGTGGACTGTCGGTATACAGGAAGTCGATACTGGTGAATCGAAGTTCAACTTGGAATTTGAAGGTATGGAAGTGGAGGAATTGCGCTCATGAGTGACGATGATACAAAATCCGGCCAGGGCGAACTGCTGGCCGACGAATTGGTACTGCCATTGCTCCGCCCGCTGGCGCTGCCTAATGGTAAAACGCTTGCCGAGCTGCATTTGTGGGAGCCAACCGCCGGACAGCTTGATACGGCGTCAAAACAGCCCAGTGATGCGGGCGGGCTGATGTCGTTGATAGCGCAAACATCGGGCGTACCGGAATCGACTGTCAAGTTATTGGCCAGTCGTGACCTGACACGGGCCGGACAGTTTTTTAACCAATTCAGTGTGCCCGTGCCGGATATGGACGCCGACCTGGCCGACTTGACCGACGAAATCGTGATCGATCTGATCAAGGCGGTGAAGATTGGCAAGGGCGACACAGCGCAAACGTACACCAGCTTGACGCTGACCGAACCCAACGGCGCACAAAAAGAAAAGGCGGCGCGGGCCAGCACACAATTTGGCAATGCCATCACGCTGATTTCTTTGGTCAGCAGTACGCCAAAGTTTGTCATTGAACGGCTGAAGCAGCGCGACTTTGAGGCGTGCTGTCATTTTTTGGCCAGTTACAACGCGACTGGCCAGAGCGTTGGGAAGATTTGATAGCGGAACTCACCCGTTATTTCTCCTGGGGCCCGCGTGATGCCTGGGTTTTGACATCACGCGAATTGTTATGGTGGCAGGCGCAGGCAGAGCGCTTGAATAAAATGGAAAGGGTGGCGCATGGCAAATAATTTTCAGATTGTCTTGTCTGCGGTTGACCGTGCCACCTCGGTGGTGCGGCAAGTCAATGGCGCATTGGATCGGCTTACCCGGCCCGTGGTGGCCATCCGCCAAAGCCTTGGTAATCTGGCCCGTGAAACCGGATTGGATCGCGTAGCAAAGGGTTTTGGCACCGTGGCGCAAGCCGCTGGCAACGTCGCTACTCGTGTAACCAGCCTTGCCGGGCCGTTCACGGCCCTGATCGGTGCGGGCATCGGTGCCATGGTCAACGAATGGGGCCGCTGGGGCGCGCAAATCCAGTTGACAGCGGATTTGATCGGGGCCACCACCAGCAACGTCCAATCGTTGCGCGGGGCTGCCGACGTGGCCGGGGCCAGTGGCGACGCCATGGCCGACGGCTTAAAGCGCCTGGGTGACACGATGGAAGATGCGCTCTTCGGACGCAACCAGCAGGCGTTGGTGATCTTGCAGCGCCTTGGCATCGGCATCAATCACACCGCCACCGGCTCGATTGATGCCGCGCGCGGATTTCGGGATTTATCCGGCGCGATTGCCGGGGTCAAAAATGCGCAAGTGCAAAGCCTCATTGCCCGCACCTTTGGGCTGGAAACAGTCTTGCCGTTGTTACGGCAAGGCCCGGCAGCCATCGCAGCGTATGAAGCACGCGTAGGCCAATTGGGCGGCGTCATGAGTGGCCCGGCGGTGCAGGCGGCAGCGCAATGGCAACAGCAAATCACGTACTTGCACATCAGCCTGCAAGCGGCCCGCAATGCCATCGGTGCGCAGTTGCTGCCGATCCTGTCGCCCCTGCTGGCACGCATGACCGACTGGATCGTGCTCAACAAGGATCTGATCGGCACCAACGTGGCCAATTTTGTCACCGGCCTGGCACAAGCAGTTGGCCAAATCGATCTGGCCAAGGTCAGCGCCGGGCTGACCGACTTTGGCCAAGGCATCGGGCGCGTGGTTGATTTTCTCGGTGGCTGGAAAAACGCGGCCATCGCGCTGGTGGTGGTGCTCAATGCCGGGTTGTTATCCAGCATTATCAATCTGGGTCTGGCCTTGGGCAGTTTGACCAGCGTGGCTATTCCGGCGGCGATCAGTTGCCTTGGCGCGCTGGGTGTGATGCTCGATGCCACGCTGGTGCCGATGGTGCTGCGAACCTTGCTCAGTTTGTCGGCGCTGACAGGTAGCCTTGCCGTTACCACGGCAGGCGTGCCAGTGCTGGGCGCAGCGCTGGCGGGCCTGTCCAGCATGTTTTTGAGCGTTGGCGCGGCCATTGCGGCCACACCAATCGGGTGGCTTTTGGCGGGCGTTGCCGCCATTGCGTTTTCGGTGTATGCCGTGTACAAAAACTGGGACAAGATCACCAGTTTCTTTTCAGAAAAGTTTGCCGGGGTCAAGGCCGCATTCGGCGAAAGCTGGTTGAAGGGTGTCGTCAAGGCGTTGGAAGAATTCAACCCGGTCACCATCCTGGCCGAATCCATGAACGGCCTGATCAAATGGCTGTTTGACTTTGACCTGTTTGATGCCGGGCAGCGTTTGATTGGCAAGCTGATCAGCGGGGTCATGTCGCTGGGCCGTAAGTTGCCAGACTCGGTGCAAAAGGCGCTGGGGCTCAACGATTGGCTGGCCAAAGCACCAGCGTCAGCCCCGGCCCCGGCCCCGGCGGCCAATGCGCTACCTCGTGCTACGGTCAGTCCTGCGAGCGGTGCCGTGTCGGTGCCAGGTGCGGCCCCTGTGGCTAATTCGCCAACCCGGCCTGATACGGTCAGCCCTGCGGTTGCTGCCGTGGCGGTGCCGGGTTCGGCACCCGTGACCAATACGCCAACCCGGCCCGCCCCCTTGACCAGTCCTGCGGCCCGGGCCGTGCCGGGAATCCGCAACAATAACCCCGGCAATCTGCGCAAGTGGGGCAAGGCCCCGCAAGTGGACGGTTTTGCCGTGTTCGACAGCCCGCAAGCGGGCCTCTCGGCCATGATCAAGAACTTGCAGGCACAAGAGCGCCTGCACGGCCTGAACACGATTTCAGGCATCATTGGCAAGTGGGCCCCGCCAAAGGAAAACAAAACGGGCGCATACATTGCCGGGGTGTCTCGTGATACCGGGCGTGCTCCCGACGAAAAGCTGAATTTGCAAGATCCGCAAACCGTGATGCCGATGATATCGGCAATCATCAAGCACGAAGGCAACAGCGCAGGCTATAGCGAAGAGATGATCAGGCGCGCCGTTGCTGACCATTTCAACGGTGCGTCTGGCAATGGCAGCGGGCAAGGTGCGCCAACTGGCACGCCTGCCGTGAATATTGCCCTCACAGTGTCCGGCCTGCCACCGGGTGCCAGTGTCAGCGCCGCCAATGGCGCGGGCACGTCGGTGCCGGTTCGGGTTGTGTACACCATGCCAACAGGGGTCACACCATGAGTAATGATGATTGGCGCGCCCGGTTGCGCCCGGCCAGTTTCCGTGGCGTGCCGTTTGCTGTGCTGGGCAGTACCATCAAGTTTGGTCGCAATACCGCCCTGCATGAATACCCGTACCGGGACATCGTGTGGATCGAAGACCTTGGCCGCCAGGCCCGGCGCGTCAGCTTTAGCGCCTTTGTGGTCGGTGACGATTGCATCGAGCGTCGGCGCGCCTTGATGGATGTTTGCGAGTCCCCCGGCGCGGTCGAGGGCGAATTGATCCACCCGACCCTTGGCGCGCTGCGAGTGGCCTTGCAAAGCGCTACCAGCGGCGAATACTGGGACAAGGGCCGGGTGTTTGAATTCGCACTGGAATTTTGCGAACAAGGCCAACGGATTTTTCCGGCGGCGGTGACACAACCTGCGGCGGCGCTGGCCAATACGGGGGCGGCGAAGACAGCAATTTCGGCTGATTTCGTGCAATCCGCTCAAGGTGCCTTGCAAAACGGGCTATCCGGCGTGCGGCAAACCATCGCCCTGGTCCGGGGTGTCGTCACGACAGCGCGGCGGGCTGTGAATGATGCAACCAGCCTGTACAACTCGGTGCAATCCTTGCCTGGCCAATTTGGCCGCTACATCGGTGGTCAAGCGGGCCAACCTGGCCGCATTGGCGTAACGCTCGCCAGTTTGGCAGCGGCGGGCACCGTGGGGCGTGCCAATGTTGATCTGGCCGCGCACGCGTTACAGGATTGTGTCGGGGCGTTAAGCACGTCGGGCAATCGCCCGGCGTTATTGTCACAGATTGCGGATAGTGCGCACAGGCTGTCGGCAACGCTGGCCAGTGCTGCACCGTCCAGCAATGATGCAGTGCGTGTGCTCGGTGCATGGATGGCGGCGGTGCCAGCGGGTGGCAATCCGTTGGCCATTGCCACAGCAAATTTATGCCGCCGCGCCGCCTTGATCAACATGACCAGCGCCTGTTCGCTGGTGCCTGCCACTTCGCAGGACGCCGCATTCAGCCTGCGGGATCGCATCATTGCCAATCTGGATGCAGAAATGCAGAGTGCGGCCAACGCCGGGCAGGATGCGAGTTTTGCCGCACTACGCCAACTGCACGGCAATGTCGTTGCGCATTTTGCGCAAAGCACCGTCAACCTGCGCCATTTGCGCCCGGTCAGCACCGCCTTGGCAATGCCATCGCTGGCGCTGTCGCAACGACTGTATCAGGGTGCCGGGGGCGTTGAAGCGATGCTGACCAGTGCGGATGTCATTCATCCGGCGTTCATGCCGGTTGGCTTTCTGGCGCTAACCTGATGGTCTCCGGAAGGAAAAAATGGAAAATCTTACACTAAAACTCAATGGTCTTGAATTGCAGGGCTGGGAAAGCATACGGGTTACCCGTGGCATTGAGCGGTGCCCGAACGATTTTTGTTTAAGCATGACAGAACGCTTTCCCGGCGAACTGGATTTTTTGATCCTTCCCGGCGATGCCTGTAGCGTGTGGCTGGGTGCCGATCAGGTCGTCAATGGCTACGTTGATCGGGTCAATCTCAACATCGCACACGGGCAGCATAGTGTAACCGTATCGGGACGGGGCCGTTGCTCCGATCTGGTTGATTGCTCGGCAGAATGGCCCGGCGCGCAAATGGTGGCAACGTCAGCGCTGGCGCTGGCGCAAAAATTGGCCGCACCGTACGGGATCACCGCGCAATTGTTGGGGGCCGATCCGGGGCCGACGTTGCCGACATTGATACTCAACGTCGGCGAAACACCGTTCGATGTCATCGAGCGCGTGTGTCGTTTTGCAGCCCTGCTGGCCTATGAAGGCACCGACGGCAATCTGATTCTGTCGCGTGTTGGCAGTGAAAAAGCGGGCAGCGGCTTTGCGCAGGGCGTGAACGTCGAATCCGCATCGATCAGCTACACCAGCGATCAACAATACAGCGAATATCAGGTGGTGCGCATGGCCATGGATACGCTGTCTGACATGGGCGGCGGCGGCAACATCATACTAACCGTCAATAACCCGAACATTACGCGCCACCGTCGGCGCGTAATCGTCGCCGAAGGTGGCGACCCCGGTAGCGAAATCGCAAAAACGCGGGCGCTGTGGGAGTGTTCGCGGCGCTGGGGCCGCTCCGCTCAGTTGCGGCTTAAAACCGATTCCTGGCGTGATTCTGCGGGCGCGCTGTATGCACCCAATACCCTGGTGGACTTGAGCCTGCCAGCACTCAAGGCCAGCGGCAAAACCTGGTTAATTAGCGAAGTCAGCTATACCCGCGATAACCGGGGTACAGCCTGCGATCTGGTCATCATGCCGCCCGAAGCGTTTTTGCCGCAACCGATCCTGTTGCAGCGAGTGTATGCCGATATCCCCAACTTACCAAGGTGATCAATATGGAAGAAGTAAAAGCCGCAATTGATCGGATGTGGCGGCGCGTGTTGTTGGTGGTTGGCCGGGGCCGGATCAAAACCGGTAACGACGAAGGCCCGGTGCAACGGCATCAAGTTTCTTTGGGCCAGCTCGAAACCTTTGACGATTTGCCCCGCGTAGCCGAATACGGTTTCAACAGCGCCCCCCCGGAAAACACGGATGCCATCCTGCTGTTTGTTGGTGGCAACCGCACCGATGGCGTGATTATTGGCACAAACCATCAAGTGTTTCGGATGCGAAATCTGGCACCCGGTGAAGTATCGATCAGCGACAACACCGGTCAAACCGTCTACCTGACGAAATCTGGCATCGTCATCAAGGGTGCGGGCAAGCCGATCCGCATTTGCGATACGCCCATGGTCACCATTGATGCCCCCATCATGCATGTAACGGGTGACGTGGCGATTGATAGCAAACTGGTGGCACAAGGCGACGTGGCCGATCATGGCGGCAAAACCATGGCCGGGATGCGCGGCACCTATAACGGCCACGACCATCCATTAATGCCCGGTAAGACGGCCAAACCGAATCAACCGCAATAACCGGGTGCCCAAATGAGTGACATAACGACAGTATGGAACCCGGCGCAAGGTGGTGCTGATTGGCAATTGATCGCGGGCCAGTTGCAAGGCGGTGCCGATTTGCAAAGCGCCATCCTGATCAGCCTGTTTACGGATCGGCTTGCCAGCCCGGACGATCCATTGCCGGACAACAGCAATGATCGGCGCGGCTGGTGGGCCGATCTGCCCGCCCCCGGCCCGCTGATTGGGTCACGCCTGTGGCTGTTGGGTCGAGCCAAGCAACAGCCTGATACGATGGGCCGGGCACAGGACTATATCAACGAGGCCCTGCAATGGCTGATTGACGACGGCGTGGTGGCGCGCTTTGACGTGCATCTTGAATGGTTGCGCCCCGGCGTGCTGGGTGCGCAAGTAGTGGCAATCAAGCCCGATGGTGACAGTTTGCGCGCCGATGTTGGCGCGCTGTGGAAAGGATAGCGATGCCATTCTTAAGACCGACTCTTTCTGATTTGCAAGGTCAAGTCAGTACCGATCTGGCCAGCAAAACGGGCAGCAATCCGCAATTGCTGCGTTTCAGCAACCTTGGCGTGATCGGCAATGCACAGGCCGGGCTGGCGTATCAGCATTATGGTTACCTGGACTGGATTGCACGCCAGGCGGTGCCGTTTAGCTGCACTGCCGAATATCTAGAGGGCTGGGCCGCGATGCGCGGCGTGTACCGAAACCCGGCCCGGGTTGCCAGTGGCAGTGTGACATTTAGCGGCGAACCCGGTGCCGTCATCCCGGCGGGCGCGACCTTGGCCCGGCCTGATGGCCTGCTGTATAGCACCACCATGCTGGCCACAATCAATCAGGCCGGGCAGGCGGTGGTGCCGGTCAGCGCGCAAGCCGATCCATCCGGGCAAAGCGGTGCGGTAGGCAATTCGGCGCTGGGCGTGACGCTCAGTTTGGCGCAATCAATCGCAGGCGTGCAGGCAGCGGGCACGGTCACCACGGCCATCGTCGGTGGGCTCGATATCGAAACGGACGACAGTTTGCGCACGCACATGCTGCAAGCCTGGCAAACGCCCCCGCAGGGTGGCACAGTGGCCGATTATGTCGGTTGGGCCTTGGCGGCCCCGGGCGTTACTCGTGCCTGGGCCGTGCCTGGCGGCTTTGGCGTTGGCACCGTCGTCCTGTATGTGATGATGGACGATATGCGGGCTGGTGGAATGCCGGTCGGTAGCAATGGTGTGGCGGGGCCCGAAGTTCGCGGCGTCGCGGCAACAGGCGACCAATTGGCGGTGGCCAATGTCATTTACCCGGTGCAGCCTGCGTTGGCGCTGGTGTACGTGGTGGCACCTGTACCGTACCCGGTCAACATGACCATTGGCGGCGTGCCAGCGGCCATGCAAGCAGCCAGTAGCAATGCCCTTGCCGCGCTGCTACTGGATCAGGGTGCTGTCGGCGGCACGGTTCCGTTTGGCAGTGTCTGGCAGGCGGTTGTCGCCGTGGTGACGGGTCAATACGTGACGGTTTTGCCCGGCACGGACATCGTTTGCCCGGCGGGGTCGGTGCCGGTGCTGGGCAACGTAACCTATTTATGAGGTGCAACAGTGCGTGCTCCCTTCTATTCTGCTGCGGATTATCTGGCCGCACTGCAATCATTGATGCCGCGTGGCCGTGTCTGGTCGCGTGATCCCGGATCGGTACAAACGGCGGTGTTAGCCGGTGTGGCCAGCAGTTATGCAGTGCAAAACCAGCGGGCCAATTACTTGTTGGTAGACGCCTTTCCGGCCAGCGCCAGCGAGTTGCTGCCGGAATGGGAAGCCACGCTGGGCCTGCCCAGTCTGGCCGCCGGGCCGCATCCATCCATACCAGCACGGCAAAAAATGGTGCTGGCCCGCTGTATTGGTTTGATGGGCGTCTCGATGTCGGCGTACCAGAACTATGCCGCCCTGCTGGGTTTTGCCGTAACGGCCACAAATAACGCGCCGTTTCGGTGCGGGCAAAGTCGGTGCGGGCAGCGGCTGGGCACGCTGGATCAATTTTTTAACCTGACCATTGCGGGCAGTGCGGTGGCCAACGGTACGGTATACGGGCCGTTTGGGCTCGCTGTGCTGCAATCCGAATTGCTGCGGGTCGCCCCGGCCCATGGCGTAATGACATTCAATATCACGTGAGGTCGATCTTATGCATCAAATTGACGTTTCCAGCGCGGTGGCCGCGCCTCCTGCGGCCACCGCGCCCGGCCCTGCCGGGTATTTCACCGACGGCGATCCGGTGCGAGGGATCGCGCCGACCATCGTGCCAGCCGAATTTTTAAACGCGCTGATGGGCGAATTGTTGGGCGTTTTGTCGGCGGGTGGCGTGGCTCCGATCAAGGGCAACAACGGGCAAGTAGCTGCCGTGATCCTTGCGTGGCTCAGTTCGGTGCGTGCAGACGTGCAAAAAAATGCGCTGCTGTACGCGCCCGATACCGGGGCGGCGAATGCCTACCGGGCCGCGTATGCGCCGCCAGTCACCGCCCTGATCGACGGCATGTTGCTGTATTGGCAGGCCGCGAATGCCAACAGCGGGGCGGCTACTTTCGCCCCGAATGGATTGCCGGCTGCCCCGTTGGTGGGGTCTGCCCATAGCCCGCTTCAAGGGGGTGAAATTGCTGCCAGTGGTAAATGTTGCGTAGCTTGGCACGCTGGCGTCAATGCGTGGATTCTGCTGGAATCAACCGGTGGCGCGATGCAAATCGCCCCCGCCACAGCAGGCGCGCATGCAATTCGATCTGATCAGCTCGGCACGGCGGCGCGCTTGGGCATCGGCACCGGCTTACGCATCAATGGCGGCAACATTGAAACCGATGTTGCGGCAATGGCTCAATTACTTTTTATGGGGCAACAATAAATTATGGCAACCACATTTACTCCGATTTTCGACTTCAATTTTGCGCGCAGTCGCTTATTGCCACCATCGCTGACATTTACCAGGGCCAGTCCCGCAACCTATATTGATGCACTGGGGCGGGTAGCGACACTTGTAGCTGCGGCACCGTCATTTACCTTTGACCTGACCACAAAAGTGAGCAAAGGCATCGTCCTTGAAGATGCGGGGACGAATTATGTGCGCGGCGACATTACCGCACTCGTCGTCGGCACCAGCAACCCTGCGGGTTACGCTGGAGCACAGCCAGGCTCAACTGTCGTATCTGCCGATCTGCCGGGTATGCAAAGTGGTTCTCTCCTCAAGCATCAATACAGTGGGGCTGGTGACACCAATGTTTGTTCGCAGACCTTGATCGGCATGCCTGCTGGTGCACTGATTTGTGTTTCCTGTTATGTGCTGGTGCCTAGCGGCTTTGCCGGAACGGTTGGACTGACACTTGAGGGCAATTTGGACAGCAACACCATTGTTGTTGCGCCTGACCTGACGCGGCGGAATCAGTGGCAGCGGATTTCGACGCGGGGAACGCTGCCAGCAGGGCAAACATCAGCCGTTATGGTGCTGCGCATCAGCGGGGCCGGGTATATTTACAGCAGTTGCTGGCAAGGGGAAGGTGGTGATGTGCCAACATCCTTCATTTTTCCGGGGGCCGTGCCAACGACACGTGCGGCAACAATGCTCACGATGCCAGTATCTGGCCTGCTGAACCCGGCAAAAGCGACCATTTTTGTCGAATTTGATTGCCCGAACACGGCCACCGGATTCGGTAAAGTATTTTCAGCCAATGACGGCGCGAACCGGAATTGCGCGCAACTGGTTGTTGCGGGTGGGGCGGACTCACTGTACGGCGAACTATTGACCTATTCGGAGCAGCGTTTTTCCGGGCTTCAGGCCGGATTTGTTGGCGGGCCGACGCGAGCGGCGCTGGCATGGGCGTCAAATGACGCGGAACTCGCGGTCAACGGGGTCGCATTTGCAACGGATAACAGCGTGATTGTGCCGCCGTTGACCACACTGGCAATAGGTAGCGACACATTCGGCCTTGCAGGCACTTTTTTGCAAGGCACGGTGGCCCGGATTGCAATTTTCGGCGACCGGGTACCTCAGTCCGTGCTGGCTGACTGGACGCAAAACGGCCTGCCGCAATGGATCGGGCGCTTTGCAAGTGCCGACCTTGTGCAAGGCGTTGACAATTGGCTGTGGACAAACACCAGTGACAGGGCAGTAACCACAAACCTGCGCGCATGCGGACGCGTCGTGCAGGCAAACATCAGCATCGCGGTCGGCGCGGGTTGGACGCCGCAACCGGGGGACTACTACGCCGCCCGTGCAGCAGTGGTCGATGAAACAGCGCTTGTGGTCGGCCCCGGTGAATCTGTATGGGTCAATCCGGATCAATCCAGTGTCAGCGTGCGGCTGCACGGTTATTAAGTCGAGGACTTTATGCAAATTATTAGACAGGCAATTGGTGCGACGACCAATAACGTATCGGTTGTTAATGATGCTCGACCGCATGGATTTATGGGTGTCTTTGGTGCCGGTCGGTGGCAGGTATTTGACACCAGCGGCACTTTCGTCGTGGCGTCTGGTGTCACATCGATCCGGGTGCATGTGATTGGTGCTGGTGGTGGCAGTGCTGGTGGCTTGGTAAATACGGCAGGGACAGCGGGTGGTACAACCAGTTTTGGTGCATTGCTATCGGCCACCGGTGGCACTGGTGGCGGGCCATCGGGTGCACAGGGTGTCGGCGGTATTGGCATTGGTGGCGATTTTCAGGCATCGGGCGGCAATGGTTACCTATCTGGTGGCGGCGCTGGCTCGCGTCTGGGCAATGGTGGTGCGGGCACGGTTAACGGCGGTGGCGGGGTCAGCCCGAACAGGCTAACGGGCGGGCCCGGTACTGTCGGCGGGGGCAGTGCATTTGGTGGCCCGGATTGTTTCGGTAACTTCTCTGCACCCTCACAAAATCCGCAAAATGCAATTATCCGATTCCCATTTGACGGTTTCCCGGGCGCGGGTGGCTTGTATGGGGCCGTCGGTGTGAATGGTGGGCGTGGTGGTGGCGGTAGCACCTGCACCGGCACAGGTACGGCTGGCAATGGCGGTGACGGCGGGGGCGGCGGCTACAACGCGTCAGGCACTGGCGGCACTGGCGGCACTGGTGGCAAGGGTGGCTACGGCGGTGGCGGCGGCGGTATATTTTCAACGTATCCTGGCGCTGGTGGCGGTGGTGGCGGGTATGCCGATGGTGTATTTGTGGTGGTGCCTGGTGCGACAATCACGGTCATCGTTGGTGCGGGTGGCATCGGTACAGGCGGATCGGGTGGCGGCGGTTTGTGTGTGGTTGAATTTTAAATTGGGGGTTGCATGAAAACTTATGCACGAAAGGTCGGCGATCACATAATCGACGTAACGACAAGCGATCCATCATTAAGCTTCCATCGAGATCTGGTTGAAGAATTTTTTGAAGTCCCGGATGGGGTGGAAAATGGGGCGGTTTTAATCCATGGTGAGTGGAAAAACCCGATGATAGTTCCGCCAGCGGAACAGGCCCCGACCGTGACAATTGAAGTTTTTTGGACGTTGTTTGGCCTGGCAGAGTGGGACGAAGCCCGGAAGATTGCGAACGAGCAATCAATGGTTGGGGTGCTGTTTTTGATGCTGGACGATCCTCGTACAGAAACGGTCTCATTGGAGGGGCATGCCACGGAAATTGCCACCATCATCAATTTGCTGGGGTGTATCCCGCTTGACAAAAAAAGCATGCGGTATGATCAAGTGATGTCCGCCACGCCAGTTCATTATTGCTAATTTTAATAAACATTTTTTTTGTGACAGCCCGGCTTGCCGGGCTTTTTTTATGGCCTGCGTTGGTGAGGCTTATTTTGTTAAGGGGGCGGTATGGAAGGAGAACGGAAATTGACGGATGAGGATGTCGATGAAATCGTCAATCGTCTGCGGGACGCGGTGGCCAAGGATTTTTACAACGGCATCGGGCAAGGGGTTTTTGGCGCTGTCAAAAAAGCGATGATCGTTGGGTTGATCGGGCTGATCGTATTTTTATCAACAAAGGGTATCAAATGGAGCTGACATTAATCTTGAAACGGGCCGCTTTGCGGCCTTTGTTGTTTTTGCTTCTGGCGATTATTGCAATGGCCAGCATGCAGAGCCTGACGGTGTTAACGGGGTCGCCCGAATTGATGCGGGCGCTTCAGGCGGGGGCGTTTTTGGCGATGGCCGAATCAATGGCCATGCTGCTGCGGATTGTGCAGGCACCCGCGCTCGATGTGCAAGCGGCTGCGCAGGGGGCAGAGACAAATGCAATGGCGTCGGCCATCGTGTTTGCCGTCCACCGGCTAACTTGGTTGGCGCGGATGGTGCTGTTTGTGTATGTCGGGTGGGCATCATGAGCAACCGTCCATTTTCCCGTGTTACGGTGTTTGTGGTGCTGTTGCTGCTGGGCCTGGTGCTCGGTTTTGCGGATAGTCATGCAGGGCCGTTGCCTGGCGATGCGGCGCGCCTGTTGCCGCGCTTGGCCAACGAGCAGGCGCGCTATTGGCCTGACCTGGCGCTGTCGGCATTCCCTGCGGCAGTGATCGAGCAGGAAAGCGCATGGAAAGTACGCGCCACGCTGAAAACATCGCGGGAACTCGGTGCCGGGCTGGGCCAGTTCACCCGTGCCTATAAGTCGGACGGCTCAGTGCGTTTTGATGCGTTGGCCGAAACCGCCAAGCTCGATGCCAGCCTGGCGGGGTGGAGCTGGCGCGATCCATACAACGAGCAGTACCAGTTGCGTGCGGTCGTGATCAAGCTGCGTGCCAATGCCCGTGCCTGCGCGCCGCTGATGGCCAGCGCCAGCGAGGCGTTGGCGTGTGCGGCGGCGCAATACAACGGCGGCGCTGGCAGTGTTGCCACACGCATCCGGTCATGCCGGTTGCGCGCCGGTTGCGATGCGCGGCAATGGTTCGGTCACCTTGAAAATCAGGTGGCGCAATCAACTGCGCGCGTGGCAGGTTATGGCGAATCGTTTGCGCAGATCAACAGTAAATATCCGGGGCGGGTGTTTGCTCGGATGCCGAAATACAAGGGGGCCATATGATTCCATTTGACGAGTTTCTGCGAGTAGTAAAGCTGCTACTTGTCTTGGCTGCGATTTCGCTGTTTGTGGGCCTGGGCTATCGGTGGGGTGCTGCGGGCATGGCCAAGGATCTGGCGGCAGCGCAGCAGCAGGTTGTCGGCCTGAGTGCGGCCAATGCGGCCATGTCGGCGGCGGTAACCCGACAAAACGCGGCGGTCGATGCGATGGCCAGCGTTGGCGAGCGTCTGCGCGTACAGGCTGGCAAGGCGCAAGCGGTGGCCAGCGCTGCCACGGTGGTGCAGGCGCGGCAAGTGCAGCGCATCCTGATCGAGCGCCCCCCGGCTGGGGTGGATCAGTGCGCGGCAGCGGCGGCGGCGTTTGATGCGGAATTGATCGCCGAGCGGGGTGCAAAATGAGGCCCCTGATTGTTTTCTCGCTGGCGCTGGTGGCGTTGGCTGGCTGTGCGTCAGCACCACCACCAGCCGTGCCGATGGAAGTGCGCGTGCCGGTGCCCGTGCCGTGCCCCGTCTCGGATGTGCAAGAGCCAGCGTATGCGGTCGATGCGTTGCCAGTTGGTGCGGGTGTTTGGGATCAGATGGCGGCATTGCGGGCCGAACGGTTGCAGCGCAAGGCAATGCAAAACGAGCTGGCAGCGCGGTTGGTGGTGTGCAAGTCGGTTGATAGTGGCAAATAG